CCTGATGACGTATCAATGTTTTGCGCCGTGAATGTTTTAAATGCGTTTGCCATTTTCCTATCCTAACGCTATTGCAAATGCCAGCGAGTTATCTGTTAAGTTTACCGCACTGCCGGTTGCATCATTAAATATCATTTTTTCTGCTGGCAATGTACAGAAGACTGTTCTAGTGCCGGATGACCAGCTTATCTTCTCGTCACCAATTGTAAGCGCCACATTGTTTGCCAAGGTGACTGCTGAACTTAAAACAATACTTGTCTGGCTATTCACCGTAGCAATAGTCACAACGCCGGAGATTCCTGTCCCTCTGACGCGCTGTCCCACAGTTAGAGTTCCTCCAGATACGTTGTCAACTGCAACGGTTGCGGAGGCGCTCACAGCGCCATTTACGAGTGCTGTAATCTTTGCGCTACTGCTTTCTAGGATTGTCGTCCTAGCTAGTGTTGTGCCAGACAAAGTATATGTTCCAATTCCAACCTCAAAGTCCGTGCCATCAGAACAGCCGTAATAAGTGGTGTTGCTATTCCCTATTTCAGAGAAAGCCTCAAACCCGCTTATCGCCCCAGACAAGGTATAAGTACCCGTTCCAGTAGTGGCCGTGGTTTCCTTAACACGATCTTTGATTACAAGAGCCATTACTTCAGCTCAATGCTTAGGTTGCCTGCGTTAATTCTAAATATGTCGCCAACAGCCAATGTTTTTGATGCGTCAAGAGCGCCTAGGAACAACGTATTGCTACCATCAAACTTTAACACGACATTATCCGCAATGCTTTGAGCAGAGCTAAGAACGATTGCATTCTGGTTTGTGACAGTCTGCACTGTAACAAGAGTGCTGATCCCTGCCCCAGTAACAACATCACCAACTAAAATAGTCCCGCTGTTTGCATCCAGCGCCACGTTAGCAGAGCTTGATACAGCGCCGTTTACAGTGGCCCGTGAAAAGCTATTGTCTGCAACAAACGCATGAGTGACTGCGTAGCTGGCGATTCCACTGGATGGAGAGAACTCAATATTGCCATCGTTGATCACTCTCTGAGAATCACAAATAACTGTGGCTCCAGCGGTGTGAGATGCAGCGGAAGTGCCGTCTTGACCTCTGGTTACCCCTGTTAACGTATTAACACCTGTAAAGGATAGAGCAACGTTATCAGCGATTGTCACAGCAGATGACAGTACGATGTTGTTCTGGTTAGTTACAGTGGCGATGCGAACTGTGCCAGATATTCCTGTGCCAGTCACAACCATACCAACTGTAAGCGTTCCATTGTTTCCATCAACAGCTACGTTAGTAGAACTGGAAACGGCTCCGTTTGCGTCAGCGGTGGCTGTTCCATCCTTGCCTGTGTAAGTGAGTATCTCTTGGTTGATAACAATATCACCTGATGCAGGAAAAGCCTCAGCATCTGTTAAGATAATCTCTGTACCCGAAGCGCCAGCATTGACAGCAAGTGTGGTGTTTGACTGTTTCCAGTTAGCCGCCGTTACCTGTTGTCGTGTATAGTTAGCGTCTTGAGTTGTTATATTCACTTCCGTGAATGCACTATTTTCAGCACTTGTTACTGCGGTAGCCAAACCTACATATATGCTGTTGCCCGGCGTGGCAAAGGAAAGAGCATTATTCTTGAACAAGAAGTCAAGAACTCGTCTTTCCAAGTATGTGGTTGCCGCATTTGATGTTGCCATCTTCTACTCCTTATGTGCGAGGTCTAGTGGGTAGACCCTGCCTGTATGCGTCATCGTTTTCTCTTGCTTCCGCGAGGTCTTTTAACCTTGATAGGCTTTCTTGGAAGCGCCCATCATACATGGATATAACATCCTGCTCACCCTTCATGTAAATATACGCCTCTATTAGAGAGCCGTAAAGGAGGGCATTCGTGGCGTTTTTGCTAAGCCATGTATATTCATTGTCTGCGCCAGCGGTCAGGCTTGCTGGACGATAATAGTAGTGAAGCTCCATAGTGTACGCTTGATCCGGTGTCGGACCTAATATGAAGTTTGCCTGAACCTGACCCGCTGCGGCTGTCGCAGTTGCATCAAAGAAACCATAGTATTTAGGAGTTCCTGTGACGGTCCTGTCTGGGTACGCCTCTCTCATAAAGTTTACATCTTTCTCAAGAAGAAACCCCTGCTTGCCAGCAGTGCTGACAAACAAAGAAAAGGGAGCCAAGAAGTCTGAAGGTGTTGATAGGTACTCATTACCTTGAGTAAGAGCTGATGTAGCGTTCTTGCGAAAGTTCTCTAGATCAACATTAACTATTATTCTGTCTTCTGCCGCACGAATAAAGACAGGGATGTTAGTCACGAAACCTGTCTCGTCATTCTCTGTAAAGTCTTTTATAGCTTGCTTTAGCTCGGCATAAGTATAAGACATTAGTTGATCCTGACTATCGCAGTTCCCGCTGCGGCTGCTGGCATCGTTATATTAAAGTTTGCTGAAGAAACGCTCTGACTTGATCCAAAAGAAAACACAGCTACAGCTTTGTTTGATTTGCTTGAGTTGTATATAAGCGCTCCACTTGTAGAAAATGTAGAGTTTGACCAAGACGGATTACCAAAATCAACCAAGCCCGTGGTCCCATCTGTACTTGGCGCTACAACACTTAGTGTAACTCCCCCCGCAGAGTATCCAGTTCCTGATATCTCATTTGATGCGCTGTATGCTGTTGTAGCGGCATCTAGTGATGCGCTACTGCTGTACAAAGCAATCTTGAACGTATCAGATGTAAAGTCGTGTACCGCTTCAAACAGTTCTTTCTTAAAACTTGTACACAGTGCTGTGTTTATTGCCATTTTATACTCCTACGGGGTGTTGGCTAGACCGCCCATTCCGCTATGATTTGTGCAGTAATAATACAGTGTAGGCGCTCCACTAGCCACTGTGATCTGCGTATAGGCCCCAGATGAACCCGGAGTACCGCTTGTTGTCACGCCAGTTGTGTACTGCGATCCTCCCCCATGAGTGCCATTAGCTGTGGTGGAAAATCTGAACGGATGGTTTGAATTACTGTTGTCAGACTGGTCAAACTTGTATGTAGAGCCTTCGCTTAATGTAAGCGTTGGAGAAGCCCCTGAAAGACCAGCAACATAATACTTGTTTCCAGATCCGTATGAGTTGGTTCCAGAGGCAACGCTAACCGTATAGTTTGTCACAGTTGACAGTGTTAAAGAGCCTACAGCACCTGTTCCAGAAACCCCAGTAAGAGGCACTGTAACAACAGAGCCAGCAGTGCCATCAGTTACAAGATTACCCGCTCTACCAACGCCAAACCCAACATTAACCCTAGTCAATGTAGCAACATCAAACGTTGGGAATGTTATAGTTACAGACTCCTTGAACCGCTCTGGCCTTGGATCACGCAAAGACTGCGGGTCAAATATACGCATACGTCCCAAGAAGTTTTGAGGATGATCTGGATCAACCACATCTATCCCGACTCTCATTCCTGTTTTGACACCGTTTTTAAACTCATCGACAAGCTCTCTTAGGTCATACCTAAAGCCTGTCTTGTCACAGTATCCAAACGCATATTTGCCCTTAGCAAAACTCATTAGCCAGCTCTACCGTATCTTTTTCCTTTTGTTGCAGCGCCAGCGCCACGAACAACTCCACCAGATTTGTACCCCTGTACTTTTTTCATGGAGCCACCACCCATTCTGCGGGCTGTTTTGTTTTTGTTAGCAAGCCTAGCCATGCGAGTTTCAGCAACCTTAGCAGCACCTGACTTGGGCGTGTTTGCTACCGTCTTTCTAGTGGAGGGCTTGCGGGCGGGTTGGTCAGGGCTTGCCTTAGCAGCAGCATCATTCGCCCTGTTGTCTTGATTCACTTGCCCAAGATTGCTTAATCGGGTTGCTGTCGTAGCTATTTTTCTTGCAGTCTTTGGGTTGTTAACACTTTTTGCTCCAGAGGCTGGCTTTCCAGCCTTACTTGCTCTTTTTGCCGCAGTGTCACGAGCCAACGCACTCATTACTGGCTTGCTAGTGTCGCCATACACGCCCTTCTTTTTTGCTGTACTTTGCGCTCTTGATTTTGCACCACCTGTTGGCATCTTAATGCTTTGTCCAACACGAATTTCATTGGCGTTTTTGATTCTGGGATTAGCGGCCATCAAAGAGGCAAGAGTAATTCCTTTTGACTTGGCAATCTGAGACAGCGTGTCTCCTGACTTAACTTTTACAGGCCCACCTTCAGCGTAACCCATGCTTTTCTTAGCCATTCCACCGCCCATCATTTTACC